AAAAAATAAAAAAAAGGTGGAGGGGGGGGGGGGTTCCCCCCCCCTACTCCATAGGAGGTAATGCACTATGAAATTAGGATATAAGCCTAATGCACTGCTTTCTGTATTTGGCGAAAAGATTACTTACAAGGGCCAGTCCATAAAAGCTAGCGTGGAGATTGGCGAATATGATGGCAAAGGTTCCGGATTCGTTGATAAAGCACTAGCCGATAAGGCTCAAATTTGGGTGCGTGCTAAGGATGTTCCCGAACCTCGGTCAAAAGACGAAGTGTATATCAATGGCGAGAAATGGTACGTTGATCACATTTCAAACTTTGACGGCACGATGTATTGTCTTGAAATCGTGCATAATGTAAGGGCGGTGAGACCGTAATGAGTAATGAACCTATTACGATTACAGACACAGCCACTCCGTATCTTAATTTCATCGCGGAAATCAAACCTGACTGGATGCGTAAAGCGTTAAAATCCACAGGGTGGATGATGCAAAAAGAAATTAAGCAGGGCATTCGGTCGGGTGCACCAGGTGGACGTAAATATCCTAACTTCATGGCACCAGCTCGGCGGGCTGCATTTGAGTCAGCATTTGGAGCTAAACTTCGTAAAGTTTACCAAAGCGGAGGACGTGCAGAACGAGAAGCCTGGGGCTCGAAATCGCGAAATGCCTTACTCGATATGGGCATTAGTGCCAGGACTATCGGATATAGTCCTCTAGGTAAGCTATCGAATGCAGTCGGATATCAATATGACAAAAGCAAGCAATCCGTCCGAGTTGGGTGGTTATCTAATTCAGCAAAACGATTGGGCGAACGAATCGAAGAAGGGTACACCAAGCAAATTACAGAGCCTATGCGTAAGAAGTTATTTGCGGCAGGTGTACCGTTACCAAAAGGAAAATCGATGTTCAAAATTCAGCCACGTCATACTTATGGTCCTATGAAAACTGCATTGCAGCCTAAGCTTAAACCTTATATTGAGGGTAAGATAGGCGACTACGCTATTTATGGACCGGCGGCACAATCAGCATCTCGACGTAACTACAAGGTAAGGGGATTTGATGCAACAAACAATTCCACTGTCGCGCATCGTTGAACGATGGGCTGAGGCCTTAGCGAACGATGAGGCGTTGACTAAATTTTGCAACGAAAAATACGGAAAACCGGCGCAACTGTATGTCGGCTACGACGATGTTGAAGCACCGCTTGAAGAAGATTGCCCTTGCATCATATTACTGCCAAGTAATAAGAACGAAGGGCTTGCTGATACCTACACGTATTCATTAATGATTGTTTGGGGTATTGTCCATAAAGGTGCAACGCGCGTTAAGAATATTATTCGATACGACGGAGCGCTTGAATCGGATAACCTAGGGCAGTTAATCATCGAATGCATTTGTAAGGTGAATCCGGCGTTTCCGGTAATCGGCATTGATTATGAATTAGACTCAATGAATTGGCGCCCGGTGTTCACCGGACGTTTAACAGCTACTATAGAAATTCCGCATGTAATCGGCGGGAATATTGAATATTAAAGGAGGAAATGCATATGGCAACAGCAAAACGTGCACAGGGTTCTCAGTCCCATGTGGCGATTGCGTTTGAGGCGGATTTTGGTACAACGCCATCCACTGGTGGTGTAATCACGCCAATCATATCTAGCTCCGTGAAAGCTAGTCAAAATTTAAACGATTCCACCGTAATACGTGGCGATCGTAATCCTGCAGCGCCATTCCGTGGCAACATTGACACGTCCGGTAGTTTGACCGTTCCCGTTGGTGTAATCGACATCGGATACTGGCTAAAAGCTGCATTCGGGCAACCGACTTCTAATACAACTGGCCAAGCCCCAAATAAGAAGTCTGAGCACACATTTAAAATCGGCAACACAATGCCGTCGCTAACTATTGAGCAGGGCTACCCTGATGTTAACGTATTCCAGCAGTTCGCTGGCGTACGAGTTAGTAAATTAGGCTTCAAGTTTGGTGGTGACTCCGAACTTACGGCATCGGTGGATGTAATGGGGTGTAAGGAAACATTAGCGGCTACTACATTCGATGCAGCAGCTAAGGCAGTTAATTTCTTACCATTCCAAAACCTAAATGCGACCATCAAAGAGGGCGGAGTAACGGTGGCCAATATTCTAAGTTGTGATATCAACTTTGATTTTGGTTTAGATGGTGATTCTTATGCTATTGGTGGTAAAGGTTTTAGAACGTATATCGACCCAGGTATTGTTTCAATCTCCGGAACGATTAAAGCATTCTTCCAAAACAAAGACCTTTTAAACAAAGCGGTTAACGGTACAGAATCCAGTTTGGAATTACGACTTGAACAAGATGACTGGTCGCTTACATTCAAGTTGCCAGAACTTGTATACGAACGACAATCCCCAGGTATCGATGGTCCTAAGGGCGTTAATATCGAACTACCATTCAAGGCGTACTATCGTGCAGATTCTGGTCGTTCTGCATCTATCATTACATTAGTTAATAATCAAGAACAATACTAGGAGGTGCCAACATGGCATTTGAAGATATCAAAGTAAGGGGATTAACATTCGCTGAACGTGGCGAATTAATTAAATCCGGTTTAGACCCATTGTATACTCCAGTTCCGGAAGAAGCACCGGATACAGAACGCCTATTACGTTCTCGTGAGCTTGCGCAATGGATTATGCAACACATCTACGGTCTAACTGAAGATGAAATCAACGCAGCGCCAGACAATGATCTTATGGAAGTTGCACTTGACACCATGCGCTTTACGCATGAGAAAAAGGCTGAACTTGAAAAAAACTAATTGATGCGTGGAGTTGGCTCAACTCCGACAAACCAAAATACTGTTCTGATTGTATCAAGATGCAACGTGAGACTAAACAGCACTTTGACTGTTCGGAGTGTGAGTTTAATTCCCCGCATCAATTAGATGGGACTAGACAAGCAATGCGAGTATACAACGCTAGCCGGATGCAGCGACGTTGGCATTCAGGTGGTATTGCTGGATTTGATATGCCTGCGGTGTTAGAAGTGGCGAGGGCTTACGGCATCGAACCACTGCCGCATCTTATTGATTTGCTTGTAATCTTGGAAGCTAAAGAGTTGGAGGTGGCGCACAAGAATGGCCAATAATTTAATTGATATTGTCGTTCAGCTGACCGATAAGAATACGGAAGCAGGACTCAAGAAAATTACTGCAAGTGCCGAAGGCGCCAAATCCGCCCTTGGCAAAATGAAGAATGACCTCATGGCGATAGGTGCCGGTGTTGGTGTAGTAGGCATCGGTGCCAAACTTGCCAAGGAGGCTATTCAATGGGATGTAGCCGTTAAGAAATTGTCCGGCATTACTGGTGCCACGGCAAAAGAAACCAGCGAACTATTAGCAGTGGCCAATTATATGGGCATAGCTATGGAAGATAGCGCTGGTGCATTTGCTAAGTTCTCTAAGAACGTCGGAGCGGCCAAAGAGAAAATGGAAGACGCTCGGGCAGAGGGTAAACTCGGCACCGATATATTTAGTAAATTAGGTTACACGCTTGAAGATATCAACGGTAAGAATACCGTTGAAGTATTTAAGATGATACAGGAACGTTTAAGAGGTATGAAGGACGGGGCTGAAAAGACTCGTGTCGAAATGGAACTCTTTGGGCGTACTGGCTATCAAATGCACGCCATGCTCAACATGTCCGCTGAACAGATGGACAAGGTGGCTGAGCGTGCCAAAGCTATGGGTCTTATCATTGACGATGAGACTGCAAATAAGTCCGCGAAGCTAAATCGGGAGTTAAAAGATTTAGAAAATACCGGAAAAAGACTTGCAGTATCCATCGGCCATGAGTTAGTTCCTGTGTTTAATGACTACGCAAAAGGCGTATTAGATGTCGCTAAAGAATTCGAGACAATGACGGCCGAGCAAAAGGAAGCTATCGGCGGAATTGTCAAATTCGGTGCAGAAGCTGGGGCAGTAATCATAGTCATGCGGTCACTAACCAGCGCACTCGGATTTATGCGATTGGCCACACTTGCTGCAGCCGGGCCTTGGGTAACATTAGCTACAGTAATCGGACTGGCAGGAAAAGCATTACTTGATTTCCGATATAACGAACAGACAAAAGCATCTTATATGGGTATAGATGTTGACGGTAAACACATTCATAAGAATACGAATTCGACTACAGGAATGTCTGATAAGTTCCGTGAATCACATGACGCACGGTATTGGATAGAAGATTCAGCTTTATTCGGACTCATTAAAAATGACCGGCTAGCCACTAAAGAGGAAGGTGCGAAAATAGACGCGGCATTAAAGCAAAAAGAAGAAGCTGATGCTGCAAAAGCGAAACTCGATGAGGAACTCGCAAAAGCAAAAGAGGACCTTGCTAATGGCGGATTAACGAATACTGAAGCTATCAATAAGGCAAATGAGGAAGCTGCAAAAGCGGCCAAAGCTCAAGAGCAGGCTGCTAAGAAAGCTCAACAAGCGGCCGAGAAGTTGACGAGTGCTGTGGAACGCATGGCGGATTTGTACCAATCGCTTACCTTGCAAAGCTTACAAATTGACGGCAGTCAATATGAAATTGATAAGTTAACAGCTAAGAATCAGTATGAATCCAACAATAAGAATATCCGTGACATCATCCGTTCCGTTTCAGGACTGGGTGGAAGCGCTACCGGCGAAGCTGTGAGTGTGCTAGATGCAGCTAATGAACAACTTGGTAAGGCATATGAGTTAGGTGCAGATGGTACATGGGCTACTGACTGCGGCAAGTTATTCTCTGACTCCGTACTACAAGCATTCGGTAAGGATGTACCTCGATATGTTCCATCTATTATGGACGCTGCAAGAGCGGCTGGTGCTTGGCACGATGAAGGCGATGGGTATGTTCCTAAAGCCGGCGATGGTGTGGTTGTACTTGGCGATAACCATATTGTCATTAGTGATGGAAACGGCGGATATACTGGTGCTAATTCCAGTACTGGTGTAGTTAGCAAACCGAGCGTATCAAGTGATTTTGGCGCTATTACAGGGTATGTTGATACCAGCTTACTAGCAGGGGGTGCTTCGAGTGCTGCTGCTGATTCAGCTGGTAGTGCGGCAAATGCCAAGATGCTTGCTGAGTCTAACTTAACTGCTCAAGTTAGAGCCAAGAATGAAGAGTTGTATCAAAAGCGATTAGCCGAAGCACAACGAAATCAGACTATCCGTGTTCGCAAGATGAACGAGGATATTAAGAAACTCGATCTCGAACGCACAGGCGACCGCTTACAGTTACTCAAAGCGGAAGCTGAAGCACAAAAGGCGCAGATTGACGATAACGTTCGTGAGTATACAAAGGCTGTAGGCGATAAGGAACTCGCTGAAAAGAAAGCTCAGGCAGAGCGCTTAAAAGTGGCGTCTGATACCGAGCAGAAAATCAGAGAGTTAGCCTACACGCAAACGAGTGAAACTGTTGACCACTTGACTAACATGGTTACACTTGGTCGATTATCTCGCAGTGATGCGGATGCGCTACTTGCTGAAGAGTTAAAGACCTATATTGACTATGCACGGAGTGAAGTCAATGAGGCCCAGTTAACGGCTACTCAAAGACTGCAGATTGAAAAGAACCTATTAGAGTCTCAACAAAAACTATGGGAACTCGCAGGTCGCAGTCTTAAAACAAGCCTACAAGAAGCCGCACGCCAATATAAGCAAGAGACTACCAATTATGCGGATCTTGCTAAATCGACTTTCGATAGTACGATGAACTCTATTAACTCAGCATGGACGAATAATCTCGAGGCTATGGCAACAGGAACGAAGTCATTTAGTAAAGGCATTAAGGACATATTTAAGGATATGACAAATGCCATTATTAAGATGATGATTCAGTTAACGTTCCAACAATACATCATGCCTAAGTTGCAAGGATTATTTGGTGGTGCAGTAAGTGGTATTGGCTCACTAGGTGCTGCAAAAGGGACATCGTCCTTTGCCGGTGGTAGTTCGTTTAGTTCTGCATTTACGGGAAATCGATTTGCTGCCGGAGGCAAAACGAATCCAGGGCTTATGCTGGTTGGTGAAAACGGGCCAGAACTATTACAGTCCTCTGGATCCCATCGTATTTACACAGCAAGCGAAACCCGTAGATTAATGGGTGGCGGAGCTACAAGCAACAACGTAGTTGTTAACATTGTTAATCAGTCTGGCCAAGAACTCGAAAGCAAGCAACAGAACTCCCGGTTTGATGGTGAAAATTATGTTATCGATGTAGTAGTTCGTGCTATGGAATCAAACAAAGGAGGTATGCGTGACGCCATCAAGGCATCCGCAGTATAACTATATGGCAGTATTTCCAGATATTCGATGGCCAATATATCCAATTCAGGAGACTACTCCAGATATTTCATATAAAGGCCAAGTTGAAAACATGACACTAATCACCAGGAAAAAGACGACAAAGACCCGGCGGACATATTCTGTAGGGTATAAGTTGCCAACAACTGAGTACTATAAACTTCGGTCGTTCTATGATGACGTCAACTGTTCGGATGTATTCGACTGGGTACATCCAGAAACACGGGAAACACTAAAAGTGCGATTTGCTGATCAGTTAGATTTTGCGGCGAATGACTACGGAGTGTGGATGGGAACCGTGAAATTACAGGAGGTATAACATGTTACCGCTCTCAACGGCATCGATTTTAGAGAAAAACCAAATATCGGCCACGGGTGTGTGGTTAATGCTGTTAGAAATATCCTATAAAGGGGATACGATTCGATTGGTATACAATACGGAGAATATCCAATTTCAAGGTAATACCTATATCGCATTTCCATTTACCATTCAAGATGTTACAGAGAATGCGACGGATTTACCTAATATCAAATTATCTGTATCTAACGTGACTCGGACAATCCAGCGTATGGCAGAGTCTAATAATGGATTCACTGGAGCCAATGTCATCATTCGTGTAGTGAATACGAACATACCTGATGTGTGCGAGCAAGAGGAGCATTTCGTAATTACGGGAACTCATGCAAACGCAGAATGGATGGAGTTTACACTAGGGACTGACTTTAGCTTTACTCGACGATTCCCATTAATCCGTGTGATGAAGGATTTCTGTCCGTTTAAGTTTAAAGGCGTTCAGTGTGGGTATAAGGGTCGTGAAAATCAATGTAATAAAACCTTAGCGCGATGCCGTGAATTGGGGAACAGTACTCGATTTGGAGGAGAACCTACTATTCCGCAAGGAGGACTATATGCATCCAATAAGTGATTTGACTGATATGATAGGTACCCCATTCTCGGAAATGAAATGCTGGGATGTAGTTGTTGAGGTATATCGGCGTAGTGGAATATCACTACCCGAATATACCCAAATCCAAATGGATGAATGGCGCGAGGTTCGTGAGCCAATGCCAGGGAGTGTTTTGGTATTTGCGCTATATGGTAAAAATCTCGATCATGTAGGGGTTTATCTTGGTGAAGGTAAATTTATACACGCTACTGAACACAGTGGCACCTGTATAGAGCATATATCAAAATACGTGCCTCGATTGAAGCACATTTATGAAAGGAAGGAGTAGCAGATGGTTAATGTAATCATTGTAAATAATCCGTTCAAGCCGGAGCAGCGGGATACAAAATATTTGCCATTTAAACAGGGCAAGTCTATCAGCTATTACTTCAGCGCACCTGGTGAATGGGCGTACTCAGTAAATGGACATGAGGCGGCACCGGATACAGTTGTAAACGATGAAGACTACATTGTAGTAATGCCCCGAGTTGAGGGTAAGTTCTTTGGTGTTCTTCTATCGATAGGGATGGCTGCATTTACCGGTGGTATCGCTTCGGGTGCTATCTTTGGTATCAAAAGCTTAATTTGGCGGTCAATAATTGCTATGGCGGTAGGGATGATAGGTAATGTTATCATTTCAAAGTTAACTGCTCCTAAGGTTGACCGTTCGAATTCCGAACAGTCAAATACATATGGCTGGGGAGGGACCGAAACTGGTACTGGGCAGGGCTACCCCTTAGCCGTG